CTGCCCGTTTTATTCAGTTTGACGACGGCACGACCGCCAACAACATTCGATCAGGCCAAAGCACACTTCAGGTGGTTGACGCTACGGTTGTGCAAGTCAATATTGCCGGGGTTCCTTTGATTCCCTTTGATGGCACGGTGTTTAAGTTTGCATCAGCCTATAAGTTAAACGACTTTGCCACCGTTACAACGGGCGCTGTTGTGACGGATACAAGCGGAACCGTTCCTAACGTAAACCAACTGGTACTTGGTAGTGGGGGTAGCATATCTCCCACGACTTTTATCAACGGCCACCTCCGCACCTTCACCTTCTACCCGCAGCGTCTGGCCAACGCACAATTGCAGGTGCTCTCGGCATGATCGACCTCTACCTCTGCGCGCCCACCGAGGCGGTCATGTCCGCTGCGCTGACGGCTGCGGGCGTCATCAATGACGAAGGCTTCCCGGTGGCGGGCGTCTCGCTTGACCACATCGGGCCATTCAGCCGCGTGACGGGCTACGACAAGGCCGACGAGCCTATCGTGGTGAGTTACCCTGAATGGCACACGAACCTGCGCGGCAGCTTCACCGACGAGCAGCTTGCCATGTTGACACCGTTGAGCGTTGAGCCAACAGTCCCGCATCGCGTGTGGGCATAAGTTATGGCATTCACGGGGGAACTTACTATTGCGGATCGCATTCGCCTTCGAGCGATTGTCCGTAAGGTGCATCTCTCGCACTATCCGCAACACATGCTAAATAACTACGAGTGTGATAAGTTGATCGACGCCTGGGGGCCCGAGGTTGCTGGCAATATTGTCAAGGCAGCCTTGGACAAAGGGCTTGTTGCGTGAGTCTCAAATACAAGCCGGGTGGTGATACACTCAAGGCTTTTATGAAAGACGATCACTTCTTTCGTGGTCTGCGTGGCCCGGTAGGAAGTGGCAAATCTGCTTGCTGCGCTATTGAAATGTTCCGCCGCGCTCTTGCTCAAGAACCTAACGAGCAGGGTATCCGCCGCACAAGATGGGCCGTGGTGCGTAACACCAACCCACAACTCCGAACCACAACAATCAAGACCTGGCTAGACTGGTTCCCAGAGAACATCTGGGGCAAGATGCTTTGGCATCCGCCGCCTTATACCCACCACATCAAGAAGGGCGATCTTGATATGGAGGTCATCTTCTTGGCCCTCGATAGGCCGGAAGATGTGAAGAAACTTCTTTCGCTTGAGCTTACTGGCGTTTGGATCAACGAGGCGCGCGAAGTGCCCAAGCAGATTGTTGACGCCTGCACCATGCGCGTTGGCCGCTTTCCTTCAATGAAGGACGGCGGGCCAACATGGTATGGCGTGATTGCCGATACGAACGCGCCCGATGAAGATCACTGGTGGCCAATCATGGCGGGCGAGGCTCCCATTCCTGACCATATTGGTAGGGAGGAATCCCTCATGCTTATCAAGCCGGATACCTGGGCCTTCTTCACTCAGCCTGGCGGCATGGTTGCCAATGTGGATCAGGAAGGCGTAGTCACTGACTACAAACTGAATCCGAAGGCAGAGAACCTCAAGAACCTTACGCCCAACTATTACCCTTCAATCATCACCGGCAAAACCAAAAGCTGGATCGATGTCTATGTTTTGAATAAGCTGGGAAGCTTAACTGATGGCAAAGCGATCTATCAGATGTTTGATGAAGCCGCGCACATATCCAAAGAACCAATCCTGCCTACACCGGGAGTTCCAATTATTGTCGGCCTCGACTTTGGTCTTACGCCTGCTGCCGCGTTTTGTCAGAACGTCCGTGGCAGATGGTATGTGCTACATGAGTTGGTTGCTCAAGACATGGGCATTGTCCGCTTTGCTGAGATACTCCGCATGGAGATGGCGCAGCGATTCCCTGGCTCACAGTTCGTAATCTACGGAGACCCTGCCGGTGATTACCGAGCGCAGACTGATGAGCGCACACCTTTCCAGATTCTAAGGCAGGCCGGACTCAAGGCTTACATCGCTCCAACGAATGATCCATCATTGCGAATTGAAGCGGTAAGCAATCCACTGAATCGCATGGTCGATGGCCAGCCTGGATTTATGATCGACCAAAGATGCGTCAATCTTATCAAGGGCTTCCGTGGTGGCTACCAGTATCGACGCCTGCAAGTTTCTGGCGGTGGTCGTTACGAGGACAAGCCCGATAAAAACAAATACAGTCACGTCCATGATGCGCTACAATATGCCCTATGTGGCGGCGGCGAATCTCGGACACTGACTGTCGGCAGAGGGGATACTAGACCTGTGGTAGCTCGAGCAATGTTCGATGTGTTCCGTAGGCAACCTTCAGTGCGCCGATCTGTTTTTTAGTCCATTGCTATAGCGCGACCAGTTTACCCAATAGGCTGGCAAGGAGCTTCTGGAATGTGCATGAAAACCCCCAAGCCTCCAGTTCCGACTGCCGAGGAAAGGGCAATGGAAGAGGACGCCAAGATTCAGCGTGAATCTATGGCTAACGAACGCCGTCGTGCCCTTGCTGAGGCTAAGGAAGGCCGACTCGAATCTGAGCTTTCTCGCATTCGCGGTTCTGGTATGCGCTCACTTATTTCTGGTCGCCGTGGTGGTCAGGGCTTCCTTCGCTCTATGCTAGGCTCTTAAACTATGCCGGTGATTCCGACCCCAGTTGTTCCAGTCACAGCCAGTGCTGGACTGCTTGGCAAGTTGCAGGCTCGATATGCTCGGGCCAAGCAACTGCGAGAGCCGTGGATTTCGGAGTATGAAGAGTGCTACGAATATGCGCTGCCTAGCCGTGAAAGCTTCTATGCTCAGGCTGCCGGTCAAAGCCGCACTGATAAAATTTTTGATGAGACTGCTGTGGTGGGCGTGCAGGAGTTTGCATCCCGCCTGCAAGCTGGTTTGATCCCCAACTATGCACGGTGGGCAGAACTTGTCTCCGGTAGCGAAGTGCCAGAAGATGATCGTTCTGAAGTGAACGAGGCACTTGAGGCCGTCACTGAGTATGTGTTCGAGGTAATCCAGAACAGCAACTTTGCCCAGGAAGCTAATGAGACGCTGCTGGACATTGCTCTTGGCACTGCTTGCATGAGGATCGATGAGGGTGATGCCCTCAATCCTGTCATGTTCACTGCCGTGCCCTTGCCGCAATTGGCGTTAGACGTTGGCCCGGATGACAAGCTCGATACAATCTTCCGTGAGCGTTCGATCCGTACCTCAAACATTAAGATTGCCTACCCCAAGGCCGTCCTGCCTGCCGAACTCGAGCGTGAGTTGGCAACTGGCGTGGACAATTTTGAGTCTCTAGTTGAGTGCGTGTATCGTGACTGGTCTACTCCGGGTGAGGAAGTAAACATGCTTGCCGTGTTCCTTCCCCAGCGGAACCATATGCTTTTCACGGAAACCTATAAAGGCATTGGTTCCAATCCCTATGTGGCATTCCGTTGGTCTAAAGCTGCTGGTGAAGTTTGGGGTCGTGGCCCTCTTCTGTCTGCTATGCCTGCTGTAAAGACCACTAACCTTGTAGTGCAGATGATCCTCGAGAATGCTCAGATGGCAATCTCGGGAATCTACACTGCGGAAGATGATGGCGTAGTAAACCCGGCAACAATCCGACTTGTGCCAGGAACAATTATTCCTGTCGCGCCCGGTAGCTCCGGGCTACGCGCCGTTAGTAGTGCTGGTAGCTTTGATGTGGCTCAGTTGGTGCTTTCCGACATGCGCCTTAACATCAAGAAGGCTCTCTACAACGAGATGCTCGGCAATCCCAACACAACGCCGATGTCTGCAACTGAAGTGGCGCAGCGTATGGCTGACTTGTCACGGCAGATTGGCAGCGCCTTTGGTCGTTTGCAGGCAGAGTTTGTGAACCCCGTGCTTCGCCGGGTGGTTTACATCCTGAAGAAGCAGGGTCGTATCTCTATCCCGGTCATCAATGGCCGCGAAGTGAAGGTGCGCTCAACAAGCCCGCTTGCTCAAGCCCAGGCTTTTGAGGACATCAATGCTATCAACCGATTCCTTGAAATGGTACAGGGCCGCTTCGGTCCGCAGATGGTCAACCTATATGTGAAGGGCGATGAGACCACCAAGTATCTGGCTGCCAAATTTGGTGTGCCGGAAAGACTGATCCGCGATGAGGCGGAACGGGAACAGCTTGCTGGTCAGATAGCGCAAATGGGGCAGAATGGCATCGACACAAGCCAAATTACTGGGGCCTGACGGCTTTGTTCGAGCTCC